TGGCAAGCACAAGCGTTGGGTGTTCCCGGTGCCACGCTGGACGACGGACGCCAAGGGCAACGCGCACCAGGTCAGCGACGAGCCCACCGGCAAGATCAGCAACCACGCCTGGAACAAGGCGCGGGCCCGGGCCGGCGTGCCGTGGCTGCGCTTCCACGATCTGCGCCACACCTGGGCGAGCTGGCACGTCCAGCAGGGCACGCCGCTGCCGGTTCTGCAGGAGCTGGGCGGCTGGGCCAGCCTGGCGATGGTGCAGCGCTACGCACACCTCGGCCAGAGCCACATTGCGGCCTGGGCCGGTAACGTGTCGCCCGGCGGCACGAAAGTGGCACACCTGGCGCCCGAAGCGGGCAAAAAGAAAGGCCCCGAAGGGCCTTCTACCGAGGTGGGGTGGCTGATGGGACTCGAACCCACGACGACCAGAATCACAACCGGTTCTCGGCCGTCCGAGTCTAGCAAAATCAAGCACTTACCGGCGCGCAGGAAGCCGAAAGCCGCCTGAAGGTGGCACACCGGTGGCACACCCTGGCTGAGTGCCGGCACGGGTCTGTCACAGCCTCACCAGCATCCGCCAGTTCCCGTGCGGATCCCATACCCGAAACGTGGCCTGCATGGCGATGACTTCCGCCCTCACCATTGCGACGGTCGAGCGGTTCAACTCGTTGGCGACCGCCGAGCCGATGTCCAGCCCCTGGCCCCACAGCATCGAGTGCTTGGGCTCCGCGCACGGACGCCCTGCCCGCTCTGCGCGCCGCCGGGCAAGTTCGACCGGAGAGAGCGGCTTAGTCACGCCTCTGGATAGTCCGCCTGCCACTGCACCAGAGCTGCCTGGAGCAGCGCGGCGAGCACATGCAAGGGTGTGGGTCCAGCCGCCGGCGCCGGGGCCGGCACAGGGGCGGGAGTGGGCGTGGGCTCCGGGATCGGCCACCGAGCCTGGTCCCACGTCAGCCTGTCGCGCTCCACCTGGACGCCGGCAGCCATCACGACCCGCAGGGCGTCCTGCGCATCCACGGACCGCCCTTGGTTGGCTGCCAGGGCCGCATTGGCCACGGCAAGCGCATTCGTGGCCGCCGCACCGGCGGCTGCGTTGTCGGCGTTTATGGCGGTCTGCGCTGCGATGGCGTAGGCCTGGGCATTGATGGCGTCGGTCTGGGCCTTGATAGCGTCCGCCTGGAGCTTCGCCGCTGCGCCCTGGTTGATCCAGGAATAGGCCTGCCAGCGTGCGAATCCGGCCGGCGTTGTCACGTCTTCGCCGGTGGGCCAGTCGATGGGCTGGCCGAAGGGGATGGGGGTGGTCATGTCATGCTTTCGCGGGTTGGGATTGGGCGAGCAGCTCGTCCTTGCGGGCGCTGCCGGCCGAACTGCCGAAGTAGAAGTTCACGATGGCGCCCCACGACGTGCCAAGCGATCCGAGCAGGATCAGCAGCGCGTTGTTGTCGCTGGGCTTCCAGATGCCGGCCAGCATGGCGCCGAGCACGCCGAAGAACCCGGCCGTGACGCCGACAGCCAAGATGGCCGGAACGAGGGACCGCATCTGCACCTGAGTCTTGCGTGCGTCGGCGCGATCCGCCGCCTCGGTCTGGAGCTGCGCCGTCTGCGCCGCGATCACCGTCGCCGCATGCTGCTCGACTAGCTCCTGCAGCTTGACCGTGCGGTCGGCCTCGATCTGCCGCAGCTTGACCGCCGCGTCCGGTGATGTCGCCAGCGCCTGGCTGACCTCATCGGGCGTCGAGCCCGTGCCCAGCGCCGAGGCGACCAAGGCCCCGACAGCCGCGCCGGCCGGGCCGCCGATGAGCGTGCCGAGCATGGGGGCTGATTTGCCGACGATGCCGGCGATGTCTTTCCAGTCCATGTCATCGTGCCTTGATGTTGAAGAACAGCGTCCGGGCGTCGGTGTCGCCGCCGGTCGTCGTCCAGGTGAATGTGTATTGCCCGGTGGCGCCGACGGTCCCGCCGCTCAAGCGGACTTTCAGCACCGAGCCGACGTAGCTCGGAGTGCCGGCCACCAGGCCGCCACCGGAGGCGGCGCCAGTCACCGCCGAGACGGTATCGCCAGTGGCCAGCACGTCGGCCACGTCGATGCCGTAGACCAGGCTTGCGGCCGGCGCTTTGTCAATCGTTGGGCCGTTGGCCAACAGGATGAAACTCATGCCGCTCTCCATGTTCGTTGTTCAGCCGGGACGGCATAGGCGCGAGACTCGGCGGCCAGCACCAGGTCGCGCAGCTCGGCCGGCACTCTCCAAGTCGCCTCGGGCGGAAGGACGGCCACCGCGCCGTTGTGGGCCGTGGCCACCAGCACTGCATCCAGCACCGCCTGGAAGCCGCTGACCCTGATCAACACCGCCGAGGTTGCCGTCAGGGCTGCGTCGGGCACTGTCTGGCCGGCGGTTGCCGTGACCACAGCCGCAGCCGTGGCCACCTGCCCCACGGCCGGCACGGCCTGGCTGCTGCTCAGGCTGCGAGTGGCAGACGGCGCGGAGGCGGTGGCCACCAGGGCTTCGGCCGGCACTGCCTGGCTGGCGGCGGCCTTGACCACCACCGCTGACGTGGCCACCAGGGCGGCATCGGGCACCGCTTGGGCCGCGCTCAGGTTCCGGTTTGCCGATGGCGCGGACGCCGTGGCCGCCAACACCGCATCAGGCACGGCCTGGCTGGATGTGGCCTTGACCACGACGGCAGCCGTGGCCACCTGGCCGATGCTGGGCACCGCTTGCGCCGAGGTCAGGCTCGCCGGTGCACTAGCCGTGGCCGTCTGTGCCACCGCAGGGACGGCCTGCGCACTGCTGGCTTTGGCAATGGCCGCAGCCGTGGCCGCCAGCACGGCATCCGGCACGCTCTGCGCGGAGGTAGCCGAGGCGCGAACCTGCGCGGCCGCGGTCAATACCGCATCAGGCACAGCCTGCGACGAGCTCAGGCTCCGGGTAGCAGAGGGCGCTGATGCCGTCGCGCTGAGCGCTTCAGCCGGTACGCTCTGCGTGCTCGCTACGCTGACGATGGCCTTTGCAGTCGAGGACAGCGCTACGGCCGGAACACTCTGCGTCGAGGTGGCTTTGTCGATCGCAGCAGCGGTGGCCGTCAGCGCCGCGTCTGGCACCGCCTGACTGGCCGACAGCGCAACGCCGCCACTGCTCGGCGCCACCTGCAGCCAGGTGATGCGCGCCTGGGCTGCCGGAGCGCGAAGGAGCAGTAGCATGGCTTACTACGCTACTGCGGTGAATTCGGTCCAGTCGGCCGAAACAATCCACATGTCGGTGACTGGATTCTGTGTCGCCAACACGTAGTCAAGCATTGCGACGACTCCCTCGCCCTCGCGCAAAAGAACGTACTCGTCCGGCCCGTCGAGGAGGCCCATCTTCAGGGTCACATCGAATCCGGCCGCAGTGATCATTCGCCCCGCAAACTGCTGAGTGATGACCGAAGTTGTGAGCGTTGCCGTCAGCGCAGTTGCAGAGTTTGTACCGTCAGCAGACGCATCGAACAGCACTGCGACGCTCGCGCTGGAGGACTGCGCAGAATCCTTCGGGGACTTGACGGCAGCAGTGCCGTTCGTAGGGGCGGCAGTCACCCGGTACAGGCGCACGACAGGAGGCAGGACCGTAACAGCCTTGATGACCGTCGAAGTCGTGTGAACGTGCACCTCGTTCAACTGAACCAGGAGGCCGCTGCCGGTCGTGTTGTAAATCGAAAATATCTTCTGGCCGGTCGTCCCCGCTCGGCCAGGGATGCGGAAGCTCGATGTGCGACCCTGGTAAGAACCGAGCTTGTCCCCGTCGAGGGTGACGGGAAGTGGGAATGCTCCCGACGTGTCCCGTGCAGAGTTGTCGGCCCCCCACACCGGTTTGACCCGCTGAACCAATATGCCCGACGATGCACTTCCGTTCAGCGTTGTAACGTCATCAGCGGCAATCGTTGCTGATCCGTTTTGAGCAGTGTTGTCAGCCATGATTTAAGCCTGTATTTCGATCTTGAGCCGCACGGCAGTGCCGCCGGCCACGGTTAGGGGGATGTCGTACTGCGCATTGCTGCTGGTCACGGCCTGCCACGCGGTCACGCCGAGACTGGTGTTGCTGCCGTCGAGCGCCGTGAACCGGAACTGGCCGCTTGCCGCCGTGGCTGCCAGGTACTCACCCGCGAAGCTCAGGGTGTAGCTGCCCGGCGCTAGGCTCAGGCTCAGGGTCGTGATGGCGGCCGAGACGCCGTATGCGGCCTGGGCGTAGCTCGCGTCATCGCGTGTGGTCTCGTTGATCGAGCCCGACAGGTTCGCAGCAGTGAACGCCCAGCCGGTCACGCTCACGTCGCTGCCGGGGCGGCTGATCGTGCCTGCGAGGACTGGGATCTGACGTGTCAGGGGCGCATACAACTGCCAGAACCCGGGGCCAGCGAGCGCGGCGAATGCAGCGTCAGGCAGGATGGAGTTGAAGACTGCGAGCCGGTGCAGCACCGTCCCGTCTTGCAACTGCTCAACAGCGCCTGTTGTTTGCGCTCCGATGTAGAACTGCTGCGCCATCGCCATCGTCTGCGCGCTGGTCGCAGTTCCGGATGGCTGGCCGTTGATGTAGAAAGCTGCCGTGGTGCCGTCGTAGCTCATCCCCACGTCGCAATCGGTGCTGGCGGGGATCGCTCCAGTCGATGTCCCGACGTTTGCAACGGTCGCCTTGTTTAGCTGAAGGTTCGTGTTGCTCAGCCGGAATTGCAGGCTCCCGGGGCCGCCGGAATAGATCGTGCACGTCGAAGTGCCCGGCGCATTGATGCGCGCGACGATCGAGAAAGCCTGCGAATTTGGGCCACCGTCCCCGGTTGAAGACCCGACAGAGATTGCCTTGCTGTCGAAGACGAAGCCGCCGAGGCTGTAGTCGAACAGGACGCCGTAGCCCTCCTTGCGGGTCACCCAGGCATTGCCGGACGTGGTGGTCGGGCTGCCGACGCCGAACACCCCGTGCGCCGATCCCGCTGCGTCGAGCCAGCTTTTGGCGCCAGCGCCGGAGCCCATGACGTTCGTGCCCCACAGATGGACAAGAGTCTGCGCCCAGCCGGTGCCGGAATCCCTGATGGGGATCTGCGGCTGGCTCGTCCAAGGCACTGCCCGGCGCAGCGTCACCCGAATGTCTCCGTGCGGTACTGTCCGGTCTGGCTGGCTGCCGCCAGTGCCACGCCGCAGTCATTGAACACGTATACCTCGACCTTTTGCGGTAGGGCGCCGGCGAACAGCGGCGACACGGGGAAGCCCAGCGAGCGACGCGCCGTGGTGTCTGGCAGGCTCAGCACGCCCAGTAGGCGGGAGTTCACGGCGTCGGTCGAAGACGGCGCGACGCTGAAGTTCGTCCCGTCCACCGAGTCGCGCAGGTAGATGACCGCCTGCTTGTTGCCGCCAGTAGCTGCGCTGGCCTGGAGGCTGACCTCGATCAGGCACTCATGCGGCGGGGCCGAGGTGAAGTCGATGACGCCCAGCGAAACGTAAGAGCCCGACGCGAGGCTGTTGGCGTTGCCAGATAGGGCTGTGGCTGTGCCGAGTGCGTTCGCCATGTCACGCCCCGTTCAGTGCGTCAACGACGTTCTGATTCGACACGATGCCTTCCCACACCAGAGCGCCCGGCGTATTGGACGTGCCAGTGCCCGTCGTGAACAGCGCCTCGGCCTTGGTGGCGAAACGGCTGATCGCGGCCTTGACTTTGCCAGTGCCGAGCCAGCCACCATCCAGCAGCGCGCCACCAACGCCGGCCGGCACGTTCTGCAAGGCATCGCTGAGATTCGTGCGCGTTGATGCAGAACTGGTCGGCAAGCTGTCCCGCGCCAACATGCACCACAGGTTGTCCCGCTTGAGTTGGCACAGCAGCGCGCGATTGGTGTAGAGCGCCGTCGCGTCCGCTGCATCTGCCGGGGTGAAATTGGCCCAGGTCACGGCGGCCAAGATGTCGACGGCCTTGGTGCTGTTGCGCCAAACGACAAACGCGGAATCCTCGTTGTACCAGGCGGCCATCGCGCCGGTCTGCCCCGTGGCGCGCAAGGCGTCGAACGTGGGATCGGTCTCGGCCAGGATCGCAGCCTTGAGCGTGGAGAGTTGTGCGGTGGTGAGCATGATCAAGCCCCAGGCCAGGTCTTGGTGTAGCCGGTGATCTGCACCGTCTGGCTGACCGCAATCGAGGCGTTGTCAATGATCATGTCTGCCGCGCTGGTGGCCACCGTGCCCTGCTCATAGCAGGTAGTGCCGGCGGTATTGACGAAGCGGTAGTAGCCCGCCGTACCGGCCGCCAAGCCGGTCGTCGACAGCGGCAAGCTCGACAGCGTTTTTGCGCCAGATGCCGCCGCCGCACTCCAGTCGCTGGCCAAGGCGAATTCGGCCAGCAGCGTGCCGCTGGCCGCCGTGGCGCAGCTCGCGGGCATCGCGCCCGAGTAGATGCGGACTTTGGCGCTGGTGCCCATGGAGGCTTCCCAGGCGTCGCCCATTGCGTTGCGCGTGCTCACGTCGTATTGAACAGTCATGATGTGGTCCCTTCAAAAAGTTGAGTTGCGAAAGCCGTCAGGCCTCCGTCATCGTCTGCGCCGCCCGTCGAATCCACCCCCGGCCGTAGCGCGCCCATCGGGCATCGTCAATGTCGGTGTAGGCACACAGGCGTGCCGCGACGAAACGGAACAGCATCCGCTGCCACGGCGCCGACTGCACGGCCTGGAGAGTGAGCGGCCCGAGGATGCCGTCCTCTGTCTCGCCCACGCCGTGCTGCAAGGCCTTGATGGCTGGGTGGACACCCTGGTTGACGGACATATCAAAGAGCGGGTACTTGAGCTGCTCGGGCACTGCGTCGCAGCCGGCCGGGCCCCAGTAGTCGCGGCGATAGATCGTCTTTGCGCGCTCCAGCGTCAGGCTCGGGATGTCCTCGCCGGGATAGGCGCGTTTGGAGATTCCAAACCGGGTGGCACCTCCGGGATCAAGGGGATCGTTCGTGTACGAACCCTCGCTGCCGATGACGCGCTGAAAGGCTTCGTCGAAGTTCATTTGCGCCCCCTGTTGAGCGTGTCCAGCAGCCGGTCGAGCTTGTCGTCGATGCGCACAAGCTGCGCCCGGATCAGCGCGTCTGATGCGCTGCTCGCGTTGTCCTGCCGCTCATCGCGTTCGTGCTGCGCGGCTTGCAAGGATTCAAGGGCAAAGATCCGCGACTCCATCTTGGAGGCGTACCAAACCATGGTGCCGAGCTGGGCGATCAAGGCGACGATGATGCCGATGGGCACCTTTCTGTCCAGGTGCCAGCCGCTGTCCGTCCATTCGGCGTTCATGCCAGGCTCAGGTTGAGTGCGCACGCAAGGGCGAGGGCCGCCCCGAGCGCACCGGCCAGGACATCGCCAATCAGGTCCGGCCAGTCTCGCCGGCCCTGCGAGTAGTCATAGGATTTCTTGGCGACGTGCGCCGCAGTGGCCAGGCCGGCCGCTGTCCAGACGTCTGTGAACAGGTGCGCGATGAGGAACAGCACGACGCTGCCGATCATGTGCAGCCACTTGTCGAGGGGGATGCGGGTGAGGAATTCACTCATGAGATCTCCAGTGGTTAGCGCTTTATCGCTGTAATCTTGAGATTGATGTCAGGGGCTGAACAGGAAGTTGCTGTGCCATTGCCAGTTTGAATCATGGCAATGGCAGTCGCGTACACACTCGTGCCGCTCGGCACTGAATACGTGACCGCCTTGCTGTACCGCACGTAGCCGGCGGAGCAATCAATATGCTGCGAAATGCCGTCGCCGTTGGTGTAATTGCTGGGGCTTGAAAATGAGATGCTGTCTACCAGGCCGAAAATTCGTACCGAGCCCGGACCGGAAGACAGCTTTGCAATAAAGTCAATATTGCATTCACAGAGCACAGTCGACCCTGTTGTATTTGTCCAGCTAATCTCGTACAGCGAATAGCGGAGCGCTGTAAGAAGGTCGATGCTGGATGGTCGTGTCCATGTGGCGCTCCCGGTTTGCGCTGTCACGTAGGTCAGTTCAGTGGCCGAGCCGGGAAGAAGCCCCCCCGTGTCCACCAGGGGTATGGCTGCAATCAGGGCCAGCACTGGCGCCGTCCAGTCGCCCCGCACACGCAAAGGGGCGGCACTCACAAATCTGGCCCGAAACAGGTAGTAGGCGTCGGCTCGTAGGCCCGGTATCAAGGCGGCGGTGTTGCCACCTGCCTCTTCCCAGATCTGCCACGTCGTATCGGCAACCTGCCGATACTGCACCTCGACGCGTCCACCCGCGCGCACCGCTTGCGCCGCTGCAGCGGTCCACGCCACACGGGTGCGGGTGATGATGCTGCCGTCGCTCAGGGCACCGAGGCCACTGGTCACGGTCAAGCCAGTTAACGCTTCAATGTCCCATGGCGACGGCAACGCTGAGTTGGGCGCAGGGTCGCGGCCCACCAGCTCGGCGATGGGGCTATAGATGGCGTCGGTGATTTCGGACTGGCTGAGCTGCACGCCTTCCGTAGGGTTCCATCGCCAACCTACCACCTCCATAGTCTTGGCGGTGATGCTGTATGCGGGTAGCGTGAGGCTGACAACGTCGAACAGCTCCAGCCTGTAGGCATTCAAGTTGCAGGTGGCCTGCAGCCGCAGTGAGGCCTGGTTGCGGCGGATGGCGATGCTGGCTAGATGCTGCGCGTGAGCAATGTGATCCACGCCCTGATACTCGACCTCGAGCGGGTATGTCGAGCCCTCAGCCGCGATCAACACTGAATCCTGAATGGCCGGGAATGGCAGCACCTGGTAGCGCTGGTCCGGATCCACGCATACACCCGTGACCCGATTCACCTTTTGCTCGCGCGGCACGCCGTTGGTGAATTGCATCGTCGGTCCCGGCTCTGGCGTGCCGTCTTCCTGCAAGCGCCGCGCCAACCACGAGGCGCCCATGTCTGCCACGCTTGTTGGCATACGGCCGCAGCGGAAGCGCCATACGCCGCCGGCCCAGCCGCTGCGACCCGCCATGGTCTGCAGGATGTCATCCATCGCTGCGCGTGGTTGCCCGGCCGTGCTGATGGTGATGCCGCAGCGGTAGCGCGGCAAAGTCACAGTGTTGGTAGTTCCATCGGCCGCGCGAAGGGTGAACAGGGTGGAGGTGTCACAGAAGTTCGCTTCGGTCGCCACGTCCCCCGCCGGCATCAACTCGGCAGGCGGTACCGACCACAAGCTGGCATGGCGGGCGACGTGGTAGGCGTGAAGCGCCGGATTCGAGCTCCACGTCCAGGTGCTGGGCGTTGCGATGCGCTGCGTTCCGCTGCCGCCGGCCGTACTGTCAGCGCGCGGGTCGTACACCTTGGCGCCCCGGAAAACTGCGGTCACATTGGGCCGCCCCTGCGGATAGACATCGGGGTCGTAGTCGACATCGACGACGAGCACCGCGATCCCCGCGAATTGGTCCGTCGCTGAGATCTTCCCCGGATACTCTGCTGCCAGGGCTGCGCCCACGTTTTGGCCTGATGCCCCCAGGTAGGCGCGTATGCGGGCGGTAGAGGTGCCGCTGGTAAAGCTGTAGCTGACAGCCACCGAGGCGCCTGGAGGCCCCCCGCTAAACGTAGCAACCAGGCCGACTAGCGACACCAACGTCATGGAGCCTTGGTTCTGGTCCTGCCCAAAGCCGGTGCTCCAGACTGCATGGACAACGCCGCCAACGGGGGTCGCCACCAGGGTTGCAACGGCATTGCCGCTTCCGTCCACCGTGGTGGGTATGGAGTCTGGTGTTTCGGTGCCGGTCTTGAAGTACGGCGCAGTTTGCACGTAGCCGCTGCCATCCAGCGTCAGGGCTACGTCGTCGAAGTAGACCGTTTCCACGGCGTCGATCTCGTGGCTAGCCAAGCTGATGACCATGGTCAGCTTGCCGTCGTTCGCGCCGCTTACCCAACGACGTCGCACGCCTTCCACGGCCCGCACTCTCCCCAGCGCAATGGTGCGGGGCTGGTCCGGCGTGATGCCCACCATTTCCATGCGGTCTTTTAGGCTGGCGTTGTACTGCTCGATTGCTCGACGCCTTGCCGCCTTCTGCTGGATATAGGCATCCGCCGTCAACAGGGCTGTTGCACTGGCGAGATACATGGGATTGCCAGTGAAGTAAAAGGCGGCTAGGTCAATCAACGCCAGAACTTTGGGCATTATTCGGCACTCCAAGCGCGGACTGCTGCGCTCATCGGCACAGCTACCAGACCAGCAGCGCCCTGCGCAACCGCCCCTTCACCCCATCGAATAGCCAACGCGCCACAGCCAGCCATGTCCTCTGTACAGACGCCTGGACTCAACAACAGCACATCCCCCGGCTGCGCATCTGCCGGTGCGATTTGCAAGCCGAATCTCTGGGCTGCAACGGCCTCCCATCCACCGTGCGCCCGCAAGGTGCGCATCGCACCCATTGCGTCGCTCCACTGTCCGCGAAGGTCGCGTGCGGGATCCTGGCCGGTCAACATCAGCACCGCGTCGAATACCAGAAGCGCGCAGTCGTGCGTTCCCCACCGGAACGGCTTGTCGGCCCGAGCGCGCAACAGGCGCTGAACTGCATGAAGGTGGCGAGCACTCATTGGCGGAAGTAGCTGGCTGCTGGCCACACGAGCGCAGCTGCGTCTGTGGCAGGGTCGAAGTTCAGGCTGGTGTCGCCCGGATACAGACGCCGCTGTTCATCGTCGGTGTAGCGGCTGGGCTTGGGCCGCACGGCCAGCATCCCGCGGTGCTCTGCCGTCACGACCAGGTCGGCCTGAGGGCCGTCCTGCAACGTGGGTACGTTCAGCGAACCGGACCATGCCAATACCGCGTCTTCACACACGCCGGTGGCGGGATCGAGCAGCGCGTCGTAGACCCGCACGGCCGAGCCTTCGGTGCCAGCCTCCAGAGCCACTGCGCACTGGGCATCGTTGATCGCTGGCAGAGAGAAAGTCAGCGCTGGCATGTCGCCTTCGGTGTCCTGGATGGCGTCGATCGCGCCCAGGCCTGCAGGCTCCCAGGTATGACCGTCCCATACGATCGGGCCGCCTGCCGTTGTCAGGTACACCGTGGCCGCTGCGAAATCGATGCGCATCAGGTGAGCAATCGGGAGCTGCTCGCCAGCCTGCACCCGGGCCAACAACGCCAGGCCCGCCGCATTGAGCGTCCTCATGTGTAGACCTCTGCCAGCTCGACGGTCAGGCCCATCTGTCGGCGAGCGCTGCTGTAGTCAAAAATGGGGTCTAGGTTCAATACCTGGAATGTTCCGGTGGGCCTGTCCCAACTAAAGGTCGCGCCAAGGGCCACTGCACGACGCAACGGCAAGACCAACGGCAAGGTCATGTGACCGGATCCGTCAGCTACCGCGCCGCCATAGGCGCACTGGATGAGCTGCGATGCCACGCCCAACACGTCGCCGGCCAGCAGCGTGGCGCCGGCAGTGGTGGTGATGCTGATCTCGTGCGCCCCTGCCGCTGCGGCAGCCGCGGCCACGGGCGTACCACGTAGGGTTCCCAGAGGCGTTGGTCGCTGCAGGTGCCCCATCAGGATCCAGTTGCCCGCGCTACCGGCGCCCATCAGATACGCTTCACGTCCACCGGCCAGGGCTTCTCGGACGCTCGGCAGCTCAAGGGTGATACGCAGCCGATCGGCTAGGTGGGTGACGCTTTGCGTCTGGCCGGTGTACGGCGCTGACCACGCGGTGCGCGAAGTGATGACTCCCCAGGTTACGCGTGAGGGCAAGAACTCATCTGCTGTAGGCCATGCAATCGTGCTACCAGGCATGCCTGTGTACTCCGGGAGTAGAGGTGTGAGGATGGGCATTCACGTCAGTCTTCGACGCCGGCCCAGTTGTTCAGGCTGCGACGCACCCGGCCGATGCCGGCCACACTCAGCAGCGCCACGCCGAGCGCGTTGTTGGTTGAGGCAATCCACGCACCGCTGGTGTAGCGGTACCAGGCATAGCCTTCGAAGGGCTTGCACTGCAGGTCGCCCTCGGCCGGCGTGCTATCCGGCGTGGCCATCACGTACACGTTCAAGCGGCCATCCAAGCCAGCTTCGGTAATGCCCGAGGCGAGCACCGTCGCCGCGCCTGGACGGGTGCTGGCTGCCACCCACGAGGGATTGACCCAGCGCATCAGCACCGCCGTCGACGCCGTGTTGATCCACAGATCGCGGTCGGTAGCCGCCGTCGGCGCAGTGGCCTGCACGAAGAGATTGAAGCGCCGATCAGGTCCGCCGTTGATGATGGTGGCGCCGCCGGCCACCTCATTGAGTCGCAGGGACAGTGTGGCGCCCTGGCCCTGATAGTTCACCGCCACGCGGCTGATGCTCGGCTCGAGCGTGTTCTGGTACAGATTGGCGGTGTTGCTGTACAGGTTGATGCGCGAGGCCTCGAGCACCAGCGCTCCGACTCGAACCAATCCACCCTGGCTATGCCCGTTGGTGTTGTTCATGCTGTATTGCGCACCGTCGGACGCGTCGACATCAAAGGCCACCTGATCGGCAGTGCGCCCGTTGACGCGCCAAGAGGTGCCGACCACTGACCGGCAGTTGTAGAAGGCCCGGGAGAACACCTCCACCTGGCCGCCATTGACGTTGCGGCAGTTGCTCAGACCGGTGGCAATGGATCCCCAACAGGTGGGATTGCTGACCGACTGCACCGAAGACCACGCCTGGCCAAGGATCGAGCCATAGATGTCATTGCGGTGCCAGATGGTGTCATTGGAAGAGGTGTTGCCGGATGCATCCCCGAAGTAGCCGGTACCGACGTTGCCGTCGATGACGCGCACGCCACAGGTGCCATCCTCCGGATTGGTGCCTGGCGAGCCATACGCCGCCCATGAGGCGGGCCCGCCTGTCGTCGGATGCCAGCTCAGCAGGTGCTTGTAAAAGTTCCCACTGCTGCGGTTGTTGTAGCAAGGGTTGTCGGCATCTGCGCTGTTGCCAATGCGAAGTAGCTCATACAAGGTGCACGCGCTCTCCACGTAGTTGCCGGTGAAGTCACAGTCGTACACCGCAGCGGTGGCGCCCAGATCCGCGCCACTGCCATCGTTCAGAGGAAAGAAGCTCACGAACGACGTGTTGTGTACGCGGTCACTGGTGGTCGGGAATCCCTTGAAGATGTTGTGGCGCACTTGGACGCGCCGGGTGATTCCGCGCACGCCGAACACCGCCACCACCTCGTCACTGGTGAGGTGCTCGAAATAGTTGTGGTGGATGTTGATGTCTTGGGTGACGTAGGTCTCTGCGTCGGCGGCCACGCCACTGCGAAGGTTGCGAACCCAGATGCTTGCGCCGCCATCTGGGCCAATCGGCGTGCCACTGCCCCACGCGCCGGTGATGTTGCGGAACTCACAGCCAAGCACTTCGATGTTGCGACACGTGCAGTAGATGTCCAGCAGGCTGTTGACTGGCACCGGATTCCCGCTGCTGTCATCGTGCGGCACCGCCGTGATGCGCAGCCCGTATACGCGGCCGCGCCGCACGCCACCAAGGCCGATGAGCGAGCAGCCACGGTTGGCGGCCTGCGGCACCAGGTAGAGGTCGAAGTCTTCATACCGCACTTGCGGCGCCGTAGACTCGTTGTAGCCCTGGCTGAAGTTCCGATTGATGACCGCGAACTGCGAAGCGAAGCCGCTGTAGGTGAACGCACCATCGATCAGCAGCCGACTCTTGCCCCACGTTCCGATGATCTGGTTGGCGGTGATAGTGGCGCCGATGCGAACGTCCCAACCCGGCAACCGCACGGGGACGCCAACCAGGTCCGCGGCATCACACACCGCCTGGAGCGCAGCTGTCACCACCGTGCCGGTAGCGCCGCCGGTAAACGGGATGTAGTTTTGCGTGGCCACGCCGCCATCGCCCACCAGGCTGGCGGCCACGGCCTTGGCGACACCACTCTGATAGACAACCAACTGATCCACGCTGGCCAGCGGTATCGTCGCGGTGCTGGCTCCAGGCAGTTGCAGCGGGTCATTCAGCACCACATCCAGCGTGGTATCAGCGTAGCCCGCCGCCTGGATCAGTGCGCTGTATCGACCGTTGGCTGCATAGAACTGCAACTCGCCGTTGGTGTCTGAAGACACCACGTTGGACGCCAATGCGCCGACGCCGTTGCCGCTGTACAGCGCGGGGATGCCACCACCTGGCGCTGTGGTGACGGTAACGGACGCACCGGGGATGGGTCGGCCACTTGGTGCGCGGGCGATGTCGCGGAACTGTTGCATCACGCGCCCCTGACGGACAGCTGCCGCTGCAGGCGGTTGAACTCGGCACGCGCTTCGGCTCGAGCTGCGGCGCGCATGGCGGGACTGACCTCGGCGGCGAAGTTCTGCACTGGGGCATACGTGAGCTGCACACCGCCACCGCTGATTGGCGTGATGCTGGCCGGCCCCCGAATGACTTCAGGACCCTTCTCACCAGCAATGCCCCATTGCCCAGCACCCAACGTGCCCCCCGTGGCGAAGAAGCCAGCGAACATGGGCAGCGCTTTGATCCAGTCGACGCCGACTGAACCGGTACCCGCTTTGGATCCGCCATTGGCCGTTCCAAAAAACGATCCGAGAATTCCGCCAAGCCCATCTTTGCCGACAATCTGGGTTGTCAACGAATCTGCAAGAGATGACATCAGCCGCCGTTTCACAGAATCACCGAGCGTTTGTGCAAACGTCTGGATCGGGCTTCTGGAGTCGAGCAGTGCGGCTTCGATGCTGCCCCGCAGATCGCCATAGACCATGGCGCCGGTGAGCTCCGACTCCTTTGCTTTGAGCTTGTCGCGGGCCAGATTTGCGCCCTTGTCCGTAAGATTTTCTGCATAGGTCAGGTCGTTGCCGGTCAAGCCTTTGGCTTTGGCTCGCTCAATAGTCGTTCGACGATCAAGCTCAATCAGAGCTTCGGCCCGCCGCGCCTCGTCGGTCATCAGCTCAATTCCCGCTCGTTCGTTCGCATCTGCCAGGCTCATCAAGAACTCGTCCGCGATCTGGAGACGCCGCTCGGCGCGCTTTTTATCGTCCGGCAGCACGCGCTCGTTGATGAAGTCGCCCAGCGGATCCTTGGCTGCTTCGGCCGACAGCTTGGCGTTCAGGGCTGCCCGGGCGATGATGGCCTGGGCTTCAGCGGCTGCGTTGGCCTGCCTCAAGTCCGCGGCGTTCAGCTTTTGCTGCTTGTTGCGATCGAGCGTCGTCTGCCGGTCCAACGCGATCAGCGCCTCACCCTTGGTGCGCTCATCTGCAATCAACTGGATGGCCGCCCGCTGGTTGGTCGTGCGCAGGTCTTCCAGGAACTTGGGTACCCGCTCCATGTAGGCCTTCAGCTCATCCTGGCGCTTCTTCTCGGCATCGATGGCGGCGCGGTTGGCTTCGGCTTCCTTGCTGCTGGCGTCGGCATTGCGATTCTTGACCGAGGCCTGCTTGTCGAGCAGGCGCAGCATGTCCTGCAGCCGTTCACGCTGAGCCTCATCGCCGGGGTTCGCGTTGGGTGTGCCGGCGGCTTGGTTCATGGCAATGCGTTCGGTGACGATCTCCAGTTCTCGTCGCGTCCGGGCAATGTTCTCTTCGACAGACTTATCGCGGCCCATACTGAGCATGGCATCCCATGCCATGCTGGCCATCTTTCCGACGCCCTGCCATGCTGACTCAAGGAAGCCAAGCTCACGCTTCTGAGAATTTAAGTGCTCGAGCAGCAGCGCGTTTGTTTCCGTCACAGCCTGGCTGTTCTTGTGCTCTTGCTCCAGTTGCAGGATGTGGCGGTACTGGGTGATGTTCAGGAAGTTGTAGGCCTCGTTGAGCTTCTGCGCGAACTCTGCCGGTGCTTTCATCTGCCCCGCAAATTGCCCGGCAATCTTGGTGGCGCTTTCACTGCTCAAGTCTGCAAGCCGGGCGATTGCCTTTGCCTGCCCCTCGATCACCGTCGCGCTGCTTTGCCCGCTGGCCGCAAGCGCCATGACGATGGCGCGCGCTTCTCCGACCGTCTGCCCACTGGCCACCGAAACCGAAGCCGACAATGCCTGCAGCCGTCCGGCCGTCAGGCCCGCCGCATTGCCGGTCAAGATCATCATGTCGCGCAGCGCTGCGCTTTCCTTGGATCCCTGGAAGGCTGCCAGCGCGAAGCCGCCAGTCACCGCGGCCAGCGCCGCGATGCCCACGCTCAGCGGCGTGATGTAAGCGGACAGCGCCTTGACCGCCGGCCCGATGCCGCCGAAGGAATCCTTGATCTGCCCGCCCTGCTGCAGAAGCACCAGAAATGGGTTTTGGCCGCCGGCGAGCTGCGTGGCGATATCGGTGAACTGCGCGGGCAGAACCCGCATGGCGGCGGCTGTCTGCCGGGCGCTGATCTGCCCTGTCTGGCCGATGCGCTCGAGCGACGCCGCTACCCTCTGCGTTGCCGCTTCGGTATTGGTCGGGTCAACCCCAATGCGAATGACGACGGGCTGCATACGCTCACATCACCGGTTGCGCCACAGACGTAGGGCCTCCGCCTCCATCACCTGCATGCCCGCAAAGGCCGACTGCAACGCGCGACCACGCAGACGCAGGGCGCAAGCCACCACGGGCACGGCTGCGTAATCCAGCCCAGTCGGGCCCGCAAAGCCGACGCGCCACTGGCTCAACATGGCGCGGAACAGTCGCACGGCAGATTCGTTTTCGGGCCAAAGCTCATCCTCATCATCGACTTGCACTTCGCTCGGCCGGACTGCCAGCCCGAAGGCTGCCGCCGCTTCGTTGATCTGGGCTACATCGCGCGGTCCCTTGAGCAGCGCGCGTGCAGCCCCTATGAGTTTTTTTCTCGGTTGCCCGACAGTTCTGCAAGATAGGCATCGAAGATCGCGCTGCCGGCGCCGGAATAGGCATCCAGCACGTTGGCCAAAGCGGCCTGGCTGTAGGAGACTGGCGCACCGTCATCGGCCTCCACTCCCCGCCAGCCTTCGATCACCTTCGACAGCATCTCCGGGTCCGCCAGGCCCGCGCTGTTAGACACCCAGGCCTTCACCGCCGCGCGGCCCATGTGCTTGAAAGTCAGCGTCATCGAGGCCGGGTTGTCGGAGCCGGGCACCGGCACCTTCACATCGGCAGTGAAGGTTGGTTGCGGGTTGATCTTCAGCATGGCGGCGCCCTACTGCGTGACGATGCGCAGTTCGTCGTTGCCAGCGCTGCCAGGCACCAGACGCAAGTCATAGCCGCACAGACGGCGCCCGTTGATGTTCTGCTTCGTCGGGTTGATCAACTGCACTGCGGGAGCGTGCAGGATGATCTTGTTGCCAGCCGCCAGGCCGATGGTCAGAGCCAGGCTCTGCGTGGTGTTGGCCTTGACCGTGGCCATGAACGTGACCTCCTGGGCGGCGGTCAGGTCAAGATCCATGTGGCCGGTCGACTTGCGGTCGGTGATGTCCACTGTCTCACTCGACAACAAGGGCGTGTAGACCACCTGGTTGCCGAGCATGACCTCCAGGCCCGTGCTGGCATACAGGACGCCGCTGGCAATGGCTCCTGCCGTGTAGGTGGCCCCCAGCGTGATATCCACCACGTTGGCCTTGGTCATAGCCGGCGGGGTCTTCCAGGACGTGAAAACGCCAGTGGCGGTGGCTGCGCTGATGCCACCGTCCAGGCCGGTGAACTCGAACTTGAGCATCGGCCGTTCTCCGACCTTCGCCGTGAGCGTGCAGGTGCCCATCGCGCTCAGCAGCTTGTGCAGCGTGCCCGAGTCGTAGTAGTAGATCGTCAGCGTCTTGAGTGGTGTGGTGACGGGCAGATACTCCACCCGGCTCGGCACAGTCAGCAGCGACTCGGCGAAGGCGCAGCCCAGCAGCAGATCACCCCACTGCGGCGCTGTGGCCGCGGTGCCGCTGCCGGCGAGCTCCACGGTGAA